ATCAAGCACCCACTTGATTTCACAGGGATGACCTACCCATCCCGTGGCTACAGAACCAGGCTGCAGCAAAAGGTCTGTAATATAAAAAGTGCCTGTGCAGTTGGTCACGCACACACGCACGGTAATAGATTTCACTTTAGAGAAGTAACTTTCCGGCGTTATCTTCTCCGATGTTTTAGAAAAATAAGCCATAGGCACCTCCATCAGTAAAGGTCAATGAATCGGGTTTCGGCGCTGCCGTCCTCGTATTCGATGACCACTTCAATGCCGACCTGTGCATCATCGGACAGTTTTTCCAGATTTTCCGATGCAATCTGCGCCGACAGCGTATAACTGCTGCGGTTGGAAGGATACACAGTCTGATACAGACTTTTTGTCATTCCGGCAACACCCTCTGCCTTGAAAGATGCCGTACCGGATGCACCGTTTTCTCCGTCTGCCTCAAAACCGGAACTGACCCAATATGCCAAGCCATCATCAGCACGGGAATTTCGCAGATGGTTGAACGGCACAAGTTCTCGGATATCGTTATTAGATACCATTCCTGTACCTTCCAGTGCATCGGCAATGGTATCAATGGAACTCACCGAACTGCCCAGGTTCTTTAGCGTAGTGGAAAGTTCCAATACCGTATTCCAAGGCTCCTGCAGGTTATACTCACGACGCACGATACGGGTAGTGACCGAAAGCCCCAAATCCTTATCTTCCACACGGACATAATCACCTAAGTTCCACGCCTCATGTTCGTATCCCGTCAGAACAGATAAGTCCATCGCATTCAGCACATAAGATACGGAAGGCTTACAATATTCTGCAAGACGCATGGCAGTGTATTCTTTCATCTGATACGGATTGGTAAAAGAAGAACAATCCAGTGTAGTGATGCTGATATCTTTGGAATAAGTGAAATCCTCAAGATACGCTTTTCCATTATTGATATCAGCAAAGGTCATGCCGTTAGCGCCGACCGCATAAAGCCTTGTTACAAGGGAACGGGTATCCACCAATCGTTCAATGCTTATCATATTCTTCTGGTATGCAAACAGGGAACCACTGTCTTTGCCGTTGACCGTAAGCAGATGCACCAATCGGTTCGGACAGTCAAATACAAGGTCACCACCGTGGAGATTGGCAATGCTGCGAAGAATGGAAAGAGCATTTTTCTCCGTAGAAGTCCAGGTACGCTTTGATGTAACATTAACCGTTCCCACACTCCACTCCGTATCAGCCAAAGCATACGCCATAGCCACATCCGCCGTTTCTGCATCAAACTTCTTTTCTTCCTTACGGACAGAAAAGGTCAAATCGTAAAATTCCGCTTCGGCATACACTTGTGTCACTGTATTTCCCGCAGTGTCCTTCACATCAGTGATAGTTCGCACCTTATAAACATCATCAACAATCTGGATTTTCTTTTCATTTTCCAAGTATTTACGCTTACCGTCACGGATCGGAATAGAAAAGGACAGCGTATCCTCGCCATTGATTTCGCCTGTAACAATGATGTTATAGGCGTTTTCCAAAATGGCCTCCCATGCTCCGTTATCATCGAGAACCACAGGACGGGCATAGCCGATTTTTTCACGGTGCTTTCGGAATATCATAAAGGCGGATATCCACTAACTTCGGTGTTTTTGAAGTATCCGTAGTTGTCAGCGTTACTTTGAAACGGATATAGTTTCGGTTCGGAGATTGCAGTTTTCCGTCTGCTCCGACGGATACCCAATCACTCCAATCTACGAGGTCATCACTGGTGGAGGTTTCCACTGATGCCACTGCCGTTGTTCCCGCGATATACTCACTGGTATAAGACACTCTGCCTGTACCGGAAAGGTTACATTCTACCGCCTTGGTATAAAGGATACCACTTTCCGGATATACACCATTTGTTGCTTTCAAAGTAACACCGCTTGCATCGGTAATGGCATCCACATCCGAAGAACTGTCTGCACCGTTACAGAGAATGGTTGCATGAAAGAAATCCACCAAATCATCTGCGGTAAGCGTTGAATTGCAGTCTAAAAACCACTCATCAAAACCTCCTGCGTAATAATAAGTAGTGGCGTGCATACCAATAACCAGATCTGTAACACAGGAGCGATTCAGTTCTCCCGTAAATGTCAGAACCTCAGATTTCCAAACTTCTCCTGTGGAGCGGTCACCCACCACATAGGTGAACTTCTTACTTGTAGGCTCAATAACTCCGGCAATGAAATACCACACACCATTCTTTAATGTAAAAGTCGGTGTCACGGTCTTATCAAGGATAAGGCTGCCAGATGCGTTATAAAGCATAATTCTCGGCTTGCCGGAATACAAAGACAGATAGAAAATAGGCTGTCCCGGACCGTAACGAGTATTGAAAATCGGACAGAATGTATTACCTACGGAATAGGTGGTAGGACACATCCAACCACCCACGATGATACGCTCTCCGAGATTTGCAAAAATACTGCCGTCA